TCAGACCTACCGTTACATCGGTATCGGTCACTTCGGCTACCTGAACGAGCAGGTCTATGCTGACGGCATCGAGTTCAATGTGGACGGAACAAGTCAGGAGAACTTTGACAGAAATGTCATTGCCCTCGGCATGGGTCTCGACTACTCTCTCGTGGAGCTGTCTTCTAAGGTCAACGGCAACGACTCTGGCAAGCCCCAGGCCTTCAAGCTCATCAAGCTCGTGGAGCCCGCTTCTTCTAACGTGATTGGCGGCTAAACTCTCTTCGCTCTCAACTTCTGGGATAGTTCCTCTGACGGTCGCCATCAATGCAACAGCAAAGACCGTGCGGCCGTCAGTTCCCCAGAGGGAGGGAATGATTCTGAAAGAAATGTATAACAAGTCAAACTGATAGACACGATGATCAGACTCGACGAAATCTTTTATAAAGCCATCACCGCCGACGCGGAACTGATGCAGGCCGTTGGCGGTCGCGTGAAGTCCACATGCTTCGAGGTCAGCCCTGAAGATACGGACAACACACCGCTGCCATACATCATCATCATCGATGAAGGCAAGGCACCAGCACAGACGACGAAGGATGACGAATGGATGCCGAGTCAGTGGCGCGTGAGTGCCGGTGTCGAAGTCGGTGCGAAAAGTCCTAACGATGTAGATGCGCTGGTGATGAAGGCGATGAAAGCCATTGCCAACTATATCGTCACCATGTCCATTCACGGCGAGGATTTCCCTTATCTCAATGAAGGATTCCCGCAGACGCAGGGTATCGCTTGGGACTGGACAAAGCCCTGTTACTTCGACGTGGCCCACTATCAGTGCGACATAAACTACAACGGAGATGAGCAAGAAGGATAATAAAGTCATCGACGAAAAGAAGCTCAGCGGCACCACGATCCTGACGGGTAAGACTCGTGATGAGGTGGCGCAGAAGTTTGACGAACTGAAGGCATCCTGTGAGGGTGCTACTCTCATGGCTGGTGCCGTAGGACAGAAGGCCGATGGCACCTTTGAACTCATGATTGACATTGTACAACCATAATCGATATTAAGAAATATGGGAACTCTTAAAGGACAAAACTTTCGCATCTGCACTTACGACACCACTGCCGCTAAGTACAAGGTGATAGGAATGGCGACTGGATGCACTGTGACCGAGACAAATAATACGGAGTCAGGTACGCATAAAGACGTAGTTGGGGCTGCTGATATGCCTGTGACTGTCAGCAAGAGTTGGTCTGTTTCGTGCGACTCGCTCAACGTGGCCGACGCTGCCGCAATGCTCACCGCCATCAAGTCGATGGAACCGATGACCCTTATGTGGGATGAGACCTCGACCACCGACAACCAGACTCGTGAAAAGGCTGCTTTCGCCCGCAAAGGCTCTGCGTATCTTAACGATGTCGTTTTTCAGTTTGACGACAGAACAAACTCCACTAAGCAGCTTCAATTCGCCGGCAGCGGTCCGCTTCAGACCGTTGGCAGCAGCGAGGCTACCGAGGTCATCCCACTTGGTTCTTACACCAAGGGTCAGTTCGTGCGCCTCTTCCTGGGCAGCGACAACACCGCAGCACCTGCTACGGTTATTGGGGCCGCAAAGACGCTCTCGCTGCACGTCAGCCTGACGATGGAAGATGCGACGACAAAAGACACCACAGGCGAATGGCAGATTCAGGAGCCTACCGGACTCAGCTACGATATCACCACTGGCGCACTCGTTCGCAGCGGCGAGACCATCACATCCTCTGTCGGTGCAAAGGGTCTGGCCGATCTCGAAACCATCTACGAGGCAGGCACACCTGTCAAGTGGAAGATTGCGAATGTCGGTGGCGACAACAACCGCACGGCATCCTCGACGATTGTCAGCGGCAGCGTAGTACTGACACAGCTCGCTATCAACGGCCCGAACCGTCAGAACGCCGACTACACGGCTACCCTCAACGGCTACGGCGACTACACGGTGGCCGCATAACACTCTATCAGCCGTCCGCCTGTCTTTCCTTCTTCCTTGGTAAGCAGCGCGGGCGGTTTTTCATCACTTAATCCCAGAAGACAATGAAGACAAAGGAAATAACCATTTGCGGCAAGCAGGTTACGTTGGCCTATTGCTTCGCCACCGAACTCACCTTCAAAAATTTCACAGGGCTCGAAATCGAAAACATTGAGCCAGGAAATCGCGAACACATCATCTATTTGATATTATCTGCGATTGCTGCATACTATCAGTCAAAAGAAGAGGAAGCACCCATTAAGGATATTGAACTGATGTATGACGCAAAGCCAACGGAAATCGTCACCGCATTCAAAGAAGCAATCAAGCTGAAGAACGAATGGTATGATATACCAAACGGCGACAAGGTTGATGAAAAACCAGCTGAAGCCGAAGAACCAAAAAACGCCTGACCGCCTACGATCTATACCAGTTGTTCGTAGGCGAAATCGGAATCCCTCGGCGTGAGTTTCTGTATGACATCCAGTTTTGGGAGGCGCGTCGGATTGTCAGAGGCTATAGTGCCAGCCATCGTCACATGTGGAGTGCTGTCAGATGGCAGACATTCAACCTGATGGCAGCACAAGCCGGAAGTAAGGCACTGCACGAAGCAGGCATCTATAAGCCAACAGACTTGATTCAATTCCCGTGGGACGAAATTGAACAAAGCAAACCCCTCACAGATGACGAACGCACACAGTTGCAGGCAGAAATGGATGCCATGAATGCAGAACTTGCAAAACAAAAAGAATAGGGAGCCCGCCGGCTCCCTTTAACGTTAACAATTAATCCTACTATGGAAAACTAAAAAAAACAACAAATAAAAACCTCACGGCTTGTATATCTTTACCAAGTCACTGGTTCATCTTCAATCCATTCGTCATCATCAATGGTGATAGTCATCGAGCGGCCAGTGTTTATGATGCCACCACCATAGCTGGTGATGTGGTTGCGTTGAATGGGGATATCGGTAATGGTCACGCTGCCAAGAACAGCATCATCAGAGGTCTTCAGGGCTGCGGTGACGTTGGTAGTCCATTGTGAAGAACCACTGAGAGTATAGACCGAGACATTGAGATTCGTGGTGCCGATATACGAAGATGGGATATTCACGGTGATTGGTGTCGACTGACTCGATAAGGATTCGCTCGACTGATAGTTGAGACCATAGTACCATGTGGATGGCGTGATGGTGAACTTTGCTGCTGTAGTAGGCACCACATCCGTTGCACTGATTTTCAGTCGCCCGACGATACGAGAGAGGATGACGGACTGTGAGGTGGCGGTGCTGGGCGAAACGGTCATCGATAGTGTCGACCAGAAGGTGTCTCGCACAGTTCCCCAGATAATCGTCTTGGCATCGGTGTCGACGGTGGGATCAGAGCCACGAGAGGCGACGAAGTAGAGTGTGTGCGTCCCATATTCCATTGAGAGCGACGGCTGGCCAAAGTCGGTGTCTGTAGAAGTCTGATGCACGGTAGTTTGCAAAGCATCGCCGATATAATCAAACACCCAAACATCAGTAAGATTCATTTCAGCGAGTGTCGCGCGAGTCATTGGTTGAATGTCGGCATCCCCACCAAAGCAAAATGTAATGGTAGCGTGGGTTTCAATCGAATCAGAAGGAATCGTAATGTCGAGATTCGGTGATACTTCATACTCTTCGTTCTTCTCACAAGCGGCAAGCATTAAGGCCGCTGCCAAGGCCATCATTAACTTTTTCATAGTCTTTTGTTTTTATAGTGATTAAATATAAGGGGAGGGTAGCCCATACGTCTACCCTTTGTCCTTTCAGGGGATTAATCGAGTCGCTTGATGTACACGAAGCCGATAAAGAATTTGTGGCCGTCGAGCTCATCTTCGCGTTCATCGATGAATGCTGTGCAACGATATGGGAACTCATTCGCAGCCAACGAGCGAACAAAGTCCGTCTGATCAGTCGGGATATAGCCAAGGTGGTGGCGGTCTTCGGCTATAACCTTGATAGCATTAGAATCGTATTCGTTGTCGGGCTCTGGAACCAATGCGCATTCTACGCGACCAACATATTTGCCAATGCCGCTTCTGTAGTTGATACCAGCTATCTTTAGTATGCGAAGATTGTCGAAGATAGAAAGCCAACCGCCATCATCGCGCTTTTCAGGGAGAGGACCGTTGTAAGTTCCGGCATTGATAGCATCAGCCACGAATTTATCGCCGACGATATTGGCCTGGATAAACGCTTGAACACGTCGCGCCTCGTCTTCGAGATTC